CCTCGCCCCATATGTCACCATACGGAACTGCTGTACAGAATGTAAAATTGGTAGTCAAAAAACTTCTAAATAGAACGTAGAATAAAAAACCAAGGTTGACCATATGTACAGGCGAGACCTTCTGACTCTTAAAGTTGCCACCTAGCTAAAAACCTTGAGACACTCCTCAAGGCAAAATACCAGATGGCTCCTATTGGGAGCCGAGAAATGTCTCCTACATGCGCTAACATGTGACGTGCGGGTCGCTCGCACGATTATACTCATACCTATGTTTCCATAGTTGCATGAATATTAACGAATTCTTTCTAAGACACCCAATCGAATTCTTACAAACTTGAGTGAATTTATATAAATTATGTAGTAAATGGCATAATGATTTAAGAATTTTCAGTCACATCATATTGCCAATAACGCGGAACCCCAGTGAAAAAGAACAAAGTCCAATCCTCAGCCACAGCATCAAACTGCTGAAATGGGTGATTACGAATCGAACTACCATCTCCAACTTCCAAAGAAGGAGATATAACAGTATGTGAGTTACAATCCAAATTCTGCGCAGTAATGATACGTGGGGAAGAAAACCTCTTTTCCCTATAGAATGGAAGTTCAACTTCGATTGTATTATTGACAAATGTACTAGTTGCTGCTGCCCCATTTCCAGTATAAGCGCCTGCCCACCGACTCATCATTTTCTGAATGTAGTTGACAGGCGCATTCAAAGGAAACTCGTGTGAAACAAAAGCACCATTGCCAGAATTAATTGGTCCTCGTCGCATGACTAATGGAGTAACAGGAGAGTCACTACCATAATAAATGTACTTCTTCCTATATCCCCCACGATAACCTGCATAACAAGGAGCAAACCATGAGGAGAAAGCAGTAGGTCCAACTGTAATTTGACCACTAGATATGGCTTCGTCAATACCGCCGCTATCGGTTCCGGTATGATATGGCATGTCTTTATTTGTCAATTCAGTCATCCTACAAGAATTCCCATTTGCATTTACAGGCCACCAAAATCGCGTAAATGTGTATCGTTTGCACAATTCACGAATTGAACAGGGTGGATCTCCAAAGAATACGGAATAGGTGGGATCGTCTTGATCAGACTTAGACCCAATGACTGCAAGCTCAGATGGGGAAGTGGGCTTATCAGAGGCTGTCGTATCACCAGTTTCTACATTTGGACTAGAACTCTGTGATTCTAGAACTTCCTTCTCATCATATGGGAACTTCTTCACATCTGAAGGGTCGGCACGAGTGTCACCATCACTAAAAAGGTGATAATTGATAAGCAACTCGTTAGATGGCGCAGCCAACTTATAATCATCACAAGCTGACACAAACACATTGATGGTAATTGGTGCATCAATGCCAGGACAAACCAAGTCATTTAATACTGCCAACTCCAACATACCATTGCTAGTCTCATTCGGTAACAATCTCTGTCCCGATGAGAAATTGGAACCGGTATCAAAAGGAGATCCGCAGGGCAAAAAGGGTTGCGATTGACCCCAACCAACAACAATCTCGAAATCATCAGTTTCAGCAATATCTACAACACGTGAGTAATTCGTGTTATAATTAATATTAGATGAATTAGCATTAGGATCCCATCTAACCAATAAACGGCCTTTATGGAAGTCACTTTTCACCACCTGAAAACGGAACTTCAAAGATCCCTGCCAATAATTGAAAACTGTGGACATATGAGCCAACGGTGTCATGTGGATCTCATTATTATAATTATCCAATTGCATTGGACACACACGAGTATTCCACAATAATTGATCGGGGCCGACATCTGGATTCCAAGTGAACTGTGTTAGAAAAGATTCTCGCTTGCAATAATCAAGAATACCCATCTCATCAGTACCGTCCAATCCAACAGTTCGTGAGTCAACAGTTAATTCTGCCTTACTATCCAAAGTCAATTTCATTGCACCATCGGCAGCATCAGTATTAGCCATATTTCCAGTTGGAGATGGCTTAGTCTGAATAATATCTGTAACAATATTCGGACGAGAATACCCAAACATTTGAGCCACACGGCTAGTTGCATTAGCACCAATTTGCGTAGCAGTCATATATGGACCAATAATTGGCAAATCCGTCAAAGCTCCTGCTGCTTTCGCAACTGCGGCTGCTGGCTTAGATATAATTCCTTGCCCATACTCGTCTTGTGCATTTATGGTGTTTTTTGTGTCTGCAGCTGAACGACGCCCATTTCTCCTTCCACTTTGAGAAGTGAGAGGTAAAGGAGGATCAGAGCTGGTAGGCACAGTCAACACAACATCCTCAGCCCAGATAAATGGAGTGATAGTTACATAATCAAGGCCATCATTGGCATGCAAAAGATTCCCAAAAGACGCAATAGTGATGAGTCCCATCTCAGTCCAATCGGCGTCAGGAATACTCATATAATTCTTAGGGTAGAAAAAGGGCAAGTCTAGTTGTCCGCCTGTGTTCTTCGTCGGATTGAGGAAGATATGAGGTTTTTGTGACAACTGAATCAGATCCTGCTGTACACTCTGTCGAGAATTAGTAATTTGATCACCCCCTGTGTATGGATTATAGGCTACTAATGCCCTACCATAATGAAATTTGGTACCTGAGATCACAAATTTTACATGTAACTTCATACGAAGCAACTCGTAGTTTTTAATTTTATCTCGGACATACTCATTTTCACAAAATGCATGCCAAGGGTTAAACTGATAGAAAAATGGTTGTCCCACTATCCAAGTCTGAGCAGACTGTCTAATAGGACGCCCAAGAAAATCACCCAGAGTACTATTGGTAGAAAATGCAAGATCCATTGTAGGATCATAGGTGCCTTCCTTCCTTGTGGTCCAACCAGCATCTTGATCAGCAAAAGCAGTGATCTGCTGACTAGATATAGGAGCCATCTCTTCCTCAGTTATGCCTGGATCGGGCTGAGAGTCTGAAACAACTCCAGATTGAGACTCAAAGATCATGGACTCTAGGTACTGGATACGCCTTTCTAATTGGCAAACATGACGATATTTCTTGTCCAACTTTTGTCTCAATTCCTTATTCCGATCTCTTAGTTTCATAACCATTTTGAGTTCAGCATTAACATCTAAAGGGTATACAGTTTTTAATGAATTATTAATTTTGTTCGTATTTTTTATAATGAGGTCTACATCCTCTTCAGTAATTGTTTTATAAATAGAAATGTAATTTATTTTATATTATGTGCGGTACATCAATCGACAACATAACAGTGCTATTTTTGTGGACGTCACTCCTCCGCTAAATAACGGATAAATTCGACTACTTGTGTAGCTGTCCATGGAAACAAGGTAATGCAGAACCTTGTACCCATGCGTTAATCAAACACAAGCAACTATTTTTAGCTTATCCAACGCATAGTTACGGTGGCCCAAGGTATAACGCCCCCAGGGCGGGCATATGAAGCCGACCTAAAGGTCGAACTTCTCACGGTACCACGCAAGGCGCTCCTCATAATCCATAATGGGTCCAACATACCCCTGGATTCCAGCAGCCCGTGCAACTTCCTCAAGTTGCGCTTTGCGTAGCGTATAAACTTCCCGTCCAAATTCAAAATATTTCAGAGCCACATTCTGAATTGCTTCAGCACTCGATTGCTCCATAGTCAAAATGCTAGATTTTAAATGAGTGTGTAGCATTTTGGCAATGGAATCTTCTTCTACTGGCGAACGGAACAAACCCAATTCATCATCCCATACAGCATAGTGTTTGAGAAATGAAGCACTTTGAAGCGGAATGAAAGGTACAGATTTCGCCTCCTTATCAGCCATAGTGTACGTAATACTCACTTTAGCCAACTGTTCTGCAATGGCGGTGTGATTAAAATCATCATATCCTTTGGCAACAGTCATAATATTGTCATCGCCATAAGTCATAGCAGAAACTTTGGTTGCAAACAGGGGAGTTCTGAACCATCTTTTCTCCTTGGCAATTGCGTACCAGCAATAACGCAAGTATAGGGAATTGACAAAACTATTGATTACAACAGTCAAAGGGTGCCCAGAAGGATTTGAACCTGTAAATTGTACTAAAGTTCCAAAGTAATCATATGTGGGATAACTAATTTCAGTAGCAATACCGCGCATAATAATAAGATCATCTGCTTCATAATTCCCACTCTTTTCTGCTAACTTAATTAACATTTTAAAAGCAGCGAGCATAAATTGAGGACTCATACGGCCATCAAACTTGGCATAATCGCCAGCGATTCCGCGTTCCCATCCATGCTTCCCAATGTGTCTAAAAAGATCTGTCCATTCCGGAGATTGAACAATTGTACCCACAGCGCATTCAGTAGCAATTTTGTTCCGCTGTACCAAGGCAGCGAGAGACAGAAAATATTTCCGCACTAACATAACAAATGGCATATTAGCAGCTGCAAATACACGAACTTTGGTCTTAGTCAACTTAGTAGGCTCATCCTTCAATGACGCCTTAAAAGGGGCATTAATTTGCTTTCCAGTTCTCAATTGAGCTTCCATTTTAGCAATCTCATCAAGAATCATAGGGTCAACATCACGAGGACAACTAATTCCATCTACCACGCGGTTAGATTTCTCAACAAATTGCGTCTTTGGTCCTTTCCTAGGAAATCCAACTGAAGTGGAAAAATTCATAGCATTAATACCAAGAACTCCATCCAATCCAGCTAGGTTCACATCATCACTGATCTTTCCCACTTTGGCCAGCTCCTTTTGAGGGATTTTCGCAAGATTAGTTTCGTAATCAATCACTGCTTTAGTCAGCAGCGTCGAGTCAAACTCAGTGGCTGTATCCACTTTTCCTGCAATATCCAACTCTTTATGAGCTCTCGATGCCATTTCCTTAGGGGGGCCATGTTTTTTCTCAATCTGCATGATATTTTTCACACTCTCTGAAATCAATGAGGTCACGACTGAGCTCGTGGGAGTTGAGCCAGTCTTACCATTGTGTCCACCATGAATACGAATCCTAGAAGTCAACGCTAAATCGTTAGTAACACACTTGTCATGAGGCTGTGTGAGCGGTCCAAATTCACACTCCATAGAGCTAGTGTGCATCGGGACAGCAGAGTGTGATTCTAAAACACAAGGTTGAGCACCCAAGCGTTCAATAGTTTCAAGCAATAACTTCCGGGTTACCACACCAGCAGCGCCATGGTTCCCCTTACCAGCCAAATGATGGCCGGCAATAAATGGAATTCCTTGCGCATCCCCAATAAGGGTTGCCATACACAATCCACCAAAAGTTTCCTCAGGGAAAGTGTATTTATAACCTTGAAACATTCCTCCACGTGTAGTGATAATACGTGAACGCATTGCCGTCATGCTAGGAAATTTAATTATTGTTCCATCATCATTATAAATGGCAGAAACAGTAACTTTCTTCCCCTCATCAATATCTTTGGGGTAATAATCAATGATATCCTTGTGCAAACCTGCCCCAGGACAATACCATATCGCAAAATCAGTTCCAGGGACACGCGTAGCAACTACACTATCTAACGGCATGCCCTTAAAAGTATGACCGCCAACTTTAGTCAAAGTGACAAATTCAGTTTCCTTCCTGACAACGTGGTGTGGCAAAAGTAACATATTACTTCTCAAAGGTATAACATTGCAAAACTCGCCATCCGACTTTTCCATAACCATCAATTTTTTGCTTATCAAACGAGTCAAATCATCTTTGGAAATGGTACGCGATTTCTCACTCACGCCAGCATCTCCAAAAAGATATTGGCGCTCACGAGCATGTGCATCCCAAAACTCTGTCACTTTTTGCCAAGGTTTGGCGTCTGGCTCCAAAGTAATTGGTTTAGCAGCTTGTGCGATAGGTAGTTGTTTCCATTTTTTCACCAGCAAGACTAATATTTTCCACACTCCAACAGTCATTAAAAAATACACAATTTTCATCCTTGAATTCCAACTCATATTGCGAATATATTGAGAAGGCAAAGGAATATTTGTAAATCTATTGATGACAGAGCGACGTAACACATAGAGACGAATTGAAACATATAACAAATAAACTGTCGTAAACAATAGTAACATCCACGATCCATAAACATGCTCTGTGGTATCATACATAAGAGTGACAGCAACACAAATTAGGTAATAACCAATACTGTTTACAATAATAGCTTTCAATTGTTCCCTCATCATATAAGCTATGATTGCCGATCCAAAAGGTGAAACAATAAGGGCACATAGAAAGGCATTGAGACAACCAACAACGCGAATTTCTAACGCTGAAAGATAACTAACAACATCGTCGAAATATGGAATGCACGACTGTGACTCCAAAGGCAAGCATTCAGTACACAAACCAACAGGCAATTTACAATTACACAAAGGAATATGACCAAGTTTTCGCCTTTTCTCAACGAATGCCTTCTGAAAGGTAAAATGAACTTCAGAATCGGCTTTCAAGAAACGTAAAAGAGTAGTAACATCAACATCAACGAGTTCCTTCCCTTCAAAAACACGCGGAATAAAAGTGACGTGTTTAGTCTTTCCTGAAGCAAACTTGTTGCCAGTTTTATCTTCTCTATAACGGGGCTCCTCAATTGTATATGTGGCAAAATCCTGAAATTGACCAGGTAATTGGCCAACTTTGACAGTATCGATCATAGTAGTACCCGGTTTACGAAACTCAGGTTTCACTGTCTGAGTAATAGTACTTTCAAAACGACGGTTGATGGACAACGGTTCGTTGGACAACTGGTTGGACATTAAGTCTTTAACATTCGTTGTTGCAGTAACGACCATTGGTTCAATCATAACCTTACCTTTCATATCAGCATTAGCATTTAATGCAGCCATTGGGGTATTGTTCAGAAACATAATAACGGGCAAAACGGGATTCCCTTCTGTACGCTCCAAATTGGAATTGCAAATATCATCAAAAACCACACCTTTGTGAAAAGATGCGAATTCAGATTGATATCTGTCCTCCATATTAAGAGTGATACGAGCACGGGGACTATAATCGAAATCATTGACCTGAAGAACATAACCTGTCATAGCTTCCGCTTGACCAGATTTTCCAACTCCTGAATCTCCAGTAAACAACATTCCATAAGGTTTAATGCGGATACATTCCTTCTTGGAAAGTGTACGAGAAGTTTCGATATCACGAAGAACGGACAATCTAGATGAAAAATAAGCTCGTTCACCAGCTTTACAAGTGTTCAATATGGATAATGTCTGTCCAATACACTCGCTAACTCGACGATCATATGTTTCATCATCAACTTCAGCTTTTTGTCCAAGGTCAACTCGAGTTTTTTGAGATTTGATAAAAGTGTATTCATCATCATAAGCATTTTTTGCTTCAGTTTGGAAGAACAAATCAATGTTCCCCGCTGTGTATGCAGTATATGCTTTTTCAAGAACTAACTTACCAAAGACAACACTTTTCTCAATCAACTGTAATGCGGTTACTCGATGACTCAAAGGATCTGTTACGATAAGAGAAATACCTTTTACGGCAATATCGAATTTTTTCACATAACCTAAAGTAACCAACATACGTAAAATATGATGAAGTTCAAGGAATACTTCACTCTCCCTAATTAATACCCAATATTTGGCAAAATCGGGCACTGAAATCTCAGGGAGATTCAAGTGAAAATCGGACATAAGTTGACGAAAAGTAGACCAGTGCTCTTTGAAATTAGAAATGGTCCAATCAGAAAGATCCAATGTGAAACCGACATTCTTATATTTTGGCATTCCAGATTGGGATACCAAAGCATGATTATTTTCTCGAATGCACTGTCTATCTTCTGTTTCTTTGATACGAGCTTCTCTCTCGCGTCGAGCTCGGTCCTTGCGGACCGCAGCTTTTCTAGCGTTTCTTCTTCGGGTTTCATATTTACTCTTTCCATAACCACTTTGGCTGTCTGAAAGCATCAAGTGGATAAACTTAATGTAAAGACGTCCGAAATTGATGAAAAAGAAAAATTGATAAACTGATCCCCATGAATATTTCCACCAACGTGTAAGAAGCAACAATAAAAAGATACTCTTACCATTATACCTAGGCACAATATACCTCCCAGTATAGGTAATATATATGCCCAAAACAAAGAAACACAAAGCGGCAAAAATTGCCAAAGGAGCTTCCCAAGAAAACTGCATGATGCCGGGATACTGATCGCACCCAGCTTCTTCAGTGTAATAATGATAGGCAAACTCAAACTCAACACCATTGCTGGCGGAGAACTCCTGGTCGTTTAAATTTGATTCCTCGAAATTAAAAGAATTCATAATTTTAGTGGAGTTTAGGGACTAACCTCTACGGGCTAAACAAAACCAAGGTGATTTCATCTCAGTCAAATCAAAACAATAACTATTGATAACCTCAAAATGCATATAGGGACACGGAAAATTTAGGTGACCAGACCTCCTCACTCAGGTTGTCATGAGGTAAACGTGTATATATACATTTATATTGTTCGCTTATAGCAAGTACATGTACGTTTGTCAAATCGAGTTCAATGGGCCAATTCTTCCTGTAAGTCTGTTAGATCTACAATCTCTCTTCTACCCTGCTGCGGGTGGAGATTGGTTAAAGCGAAATCAGTAAATACAGGTGGGATTCCATTGGAAACGAAGCCTTGCAAGCTTTAATTACCAGTCATTAAATGTCAAATCATGAAATTCAAAAACCTATGCAGCGAAATTGAAACACAGCTCGTCCTTACTGGCTGCTACAATTTACTACAGAAACTAAAGGGTTGATTTTATGCGCAGAGTTGACTCTCTGGGGTGACGGCATGAAACGGACGAAATAGTAGCCACAACTACTTCATTCATACGGTCATCACTTAGGAATTGGTTAATTTCCGGAGTGGTGACTAAATATCATATTAATATACATTCTTATAATCCACAGATTAAACTTATGCTTATTCTATGGGTCTCTTATAACAAGTACAGCAAATGCGATTAGGGGTTCTACCCCTATTCAACACGTCTATAATTGCGTAATAATAAGAGCAGAACAAGATCTGCAATGAATATGTATGATTGCCGGGTGTCGCGGT